AGTAACGTCAGGGGCGCAGCGCAAAGGGCTGGCATGGCGTTTCTTGGCTCATTCGCCCCATCCTTCGATAGATTCAATGAGTTTGTGCGGAGCGACCAGGGGCAAAGGTTTTTCGCTATGATGGAAATGGGGGCTGCTGCAGCCGGGGAAGCCGTGTCGTATTTGATTGACATGTCCGTACAGGGGGCGCAATGGCTTGGCGACAACCTTGATGTTGTCAACATGGCTTTGGTAGCCCTTGGAATCGCGGCACTTGTCGCCGGAGGACAGGCGTTTGCCGCGTGGGTCATGGCGGCGGGACCAATCCTGCTCCTACTTGCGGCTATCGGCTTACTTGTCTACGCCGTCTTCGCTTTCGTGGATTCGATGAATGAGGCGGCTGGCACGTCCATCAGCGCGACGGGGATTATCTTCGGGGCTTTCGCCGTACTGGGCGCTTTTTTGTATAACAACATCATCGTGAGGCTGTGGAATGCCTTTGCCGCGTTTGCGAATTTTATAGCGAACGTGTTTACTGACCCGATAGCATCGATCAAGATATTATTCTACGACATGGCCCAAGCTGTCATCGGGCAGATCCTATCGATAGCAAGCGCGATCGAAGGGCTGATAAACAGAATACCGGGTATGAATAAAGATCTTACAAGCTGGCTTACCGGAGTATATAATGCAGCAGAGGTAGCTTCACAAGCCGCAAAAGACGGGTCTGAATGGGTAGAATACTTCAGCAAGATGGATCCGATGGACTACGCGAGCGCCTGGGATGCCGGGTACAGCGCCGGAGAAAAGATGGAGAGCAGCCTTAAGGGTCTGGAGGATATGCTTAACCCGACCTCTGGTTTCGGCAACGATTTCTCTGGCTTTGCAGGATTCGATGGCATTGACAAGATCGGAAGTGTCGGAGAGGTCGGGCGCATAAAAGAGAATGTGAGCCTCGCGGACGAAGACGTGAAAATGTTCATGGATATTGCTACCCGTGATTTCGTCGTCCAGGTCAACCAGCAACAACTTACTCCCCAGATTGCTGTCTCCGTCGACAACACGAACGGTGAACCTCTTGACGGGAATCAGATTGCGAATGCAATCAAAGTAATCCTGGATGAGCAGATCGCCACGCATACGGATACAATATATCAGTAACTGCAGGGAGATACAAATGGCTCTGGACAACAAAAACATAGAGATTATCAACGACTCTATTTGGGCGTTCAGTTATGCTCTATTCCCGCTTATTACTGATCTGAATTATGTCCCAGATCCGGAGTCACCCGCTCCTCCTCTAAAAGAGCCGTACCGGTATGTAGATGGCGGGATCGTCCTTCTCAATAAAGATTTTCGCCATTATCAAAGTCTGTGCGATGTCTTACAGGATATATGCAGATGGAGCTCCCGGCGGATCGACGCTGAGAGCTCCCGTTTGTATGCCATGAATGAGAAGAGCGCAGGAGATTCTATCCTGTTCGCATGCCTCGTGATTGAGAAAGGGCGGCGGCTAAGAAAGACGCAATCCAGTTCCGGAGGCATTCTCCAAATCACAAAAGAAAAAATACAAAAACATTTCAAGAAACATCGCCAATAAGTTGTATTCTTAGGCACAAATAAAGCAACCACCCCTAAGCCTTTTGCGGAGTGAACCGCAACCTTCTGAAGAATGGTTGCTTTACTCTACACAGGGCCCTTGCTGGTGCATCGGTGGGTATTAACCCCCCACGAGCCATCACCCTTTCGGGTACCACGTCCAAAACGAGCCCTCAAGAAGCCTTGTATGGTCATTTTACCACGTTTCTGATCATTTTGTTAGCGTCAACAAAATGGTCGTCATTGACTCATCCCTCTGGAGGCAAGCCGGCTGCAATCGCCAGAAAAAGATTAAGACCGAAGCTATCAGGAGGTATCGACACTAACCCGATATCATGGCTGACAGTCCCGTTATTCCCCAGCCGGCTTCGATCAAAAATTGAGGTGCAGCGGAAGCGGAAGGTTTCGGCACTAATCCGCTTTGATATCTGACAGGCCGGATTCCTCAGACAACGCTGCTACCGCAACCCCAATGGCTCCCGGTAGACATCAGGCCAGTGACCGGGATTAAGCGGCAAGTGGCTCTCTTGCCGACCCTGGCTGATACTGGATGAAAGCGGCGAGGTTTGTACTCATCCTCTCCTACGCAGATCAAGCCTACGTTTAGTCGTCCTGTTCTGGGAGCCAGTATCAATCCCCATTATACTGATCCGCTCCAGAAAGTAAAGATACGGGAGCGGACCCGCAAGCGCCCTGCGCCCGTCAGGATCGCTGCTACTGTCTTTTGGTATCCACCTTTGCTTCTGTGTGTATTAAGTCCATCTCAGGCTGTTGCAACTGCCTAAAATGAGCAATACCGATAGGGCGCAGGAGCCAGTGTTCGTTAAGCCTTCGCCGAAGCATGGACGGAAAAGGAGAAACAAGCGTCCGGGTCGTATGTCCGATTATTGTAAATTTTTTTTGAAAATAGATAAAAACCGCTTCACAAGAAACGGCTAGATGATATAATAATCTTAACGAAGTTGACTCGCGATGGATACGGCTGGGTTCCCGAATGGGAGTAGGCGAAAGCTGAGAATCCTTTGCCCCTGGGGTCAACTTCAGTTTTTGTTTTTGAGCTTTTCCTTGAGGGTCCGGATGATGTCCGGATCCTTTTTAATTTCATCCACGATGAAATCGATGGTTTGTATAGAGTAGCTGTACGTCGGATGCGTATATACTTTGTGCGTGTAGCAGAACCGTTCATTTTCCTTTAAGGCGAAATACTTCACGAACAAGTCCCAGTGATATGTATTATATGTCCAGCCAATTCCAAGCTTTAGGAGTCGTTTATTGATCTCTTCAATACATGCTTTGGCACTATATTTGTGCGTAACATTGGGATCCTTCAATTCCTTGATGATCCTTACGGAAGCGTCTGCACTGTTATCGATTTTTACAAAAGACGTCGCCCTCCCGGCGTCCCTGGTAATCAGATAATGATGCTCGATACGGATGGCAAAGGCGTGGTTGTTCGCGCTAATCAGCCGCTCCAGCTCGTTATTGGTGGCTATGATTTTCGCGGAAATCTCGTCCGGGTATTTCGCCCTGATCTCGTTGACATTAAAGGATTTCATGCTTACAGAGAGGCTTAAAAAGTTTTCTGGGATTGACACCGTCATGTCAACGCCATGGAGTTCTTGAATCTTCTCGAAGTAATTGAAAACGCAGGATTGGAACAGTGGTATATAAAGCATTTCATATTCTTCGGTAATAAAGTGGACGCTCGTATTCCTAAGCTCTATGATCTTTTCGAGGTTCAGGCGGAGCGGGTCTTTGTCATTCGTGAACACTTTCCGGATGCAGACCTCAAGATTGACCGTCCTGGTCGGATTGTCTTTGTAGTATATGCTCTGGTATCCGAAAGTGTTGATCATATGCGCCTTGAGCATCAGCTCCCAGGCATTGCAGATGAACATACTGAACCCCTCGAGGCGATACTTGATTGTCGGTTTGTTATAGACCTCTATCGCCATGCAAAAGGACTCTTTTGACTTATCAAGCAGGCGATCCACAATATCATTCATCGGCAACCTCATTCCTATGGTTTATTAGTGATCCGTTCCTCGACAGGCTAAACCGTTACCGCGATATCAGATTCTCTAAAAGAGATTTCCTTCCCAGTGGAATCATTAATATCATACCCGGTGTATTTCTGTGTTTCGTCATCAACTGCTGTAATATATATCGTCTTTCCAGAGTTAATAATGACGATTCGGCCAATATCAAGTCTCATAGTTTTTCTCCTTATCTTTCCCGCTCCAACGGAGTTTATCTCCCGGCATCCTCTGGCACATACTCCATGATGTCTCCAGGCTGGCAGTCGAGTGTTTTACATATTGAATCTATGACGGATAAGCTGACTGCTTTATGAGACGATATTTTTGCCATTGTTGCCGAAGAAAAGGCGGCTTGCTTTTGTAATTCGCCCTTCGTCATGCCCCTTTTATTAAGCGTATCGAGCAGCCTATAGAATTTAATCGACATACAGCCACCTCCTTTCGCGCTCATCATATCATATCCATTTGCGATAGTAAAGATATATAAAATATATCAAATATTTATTTGCAAAAGCATTGACAATAATCTTTATTTATGCTAATATATATTTAGAAACACAAAGATACAGGAGCGGCGAGGCCGAAAGCCGAGCAGCAAAGGACTGGAACCATATACGGATGAGCGAGAGAACAGACTGCGCAATAGTGACGAAGATGACCAGGCCCGCTCCCCAGAAAAACGAAAGGACTGATGAAAATGACGATGGAGAACATGATCACGAAAGCCAGGGAGTACCGGGAGCTGCAGGCCATGATCAAGGAGATGGAGGCCGAGGCCGACGCCCTGAAGCAGCAGATGATCGCAGAGATGGACGCCCAGAACGTCGAGGAGTTGGCCGCCGGCGAGTACACGATCCGCTGGACCCTCTACGAGAGCAGCCGCCTGGACACCACAGCCTTGAAAAAGGCGCTCCCGGAGATCGCAGCCCAGTTCACGAAGCTCACGACGTCGACCAGGTTTCAGGTCGCATAAGGAAAGCCCCTTACATCAGCCCAGCAAAAGCACGATGTAAAGAGC